TGCTTTCTGTGGTTATGATACTTTCAGAGTATTAGCTGCTAAGATTACTTCAACTTATGGTATTTATGGTTCTCAATATACTACTGATAATGTATGGAACAATTGGGAATTAATGTATCCAGGTACTAACATGAAAGTTGTAGCAGTACCAGGTATGAACAATGACAATGCAGTTGATACAGGTGTTCTTCCAACAGCAGTTAAAAATCGTATCATTGCTACTTACGCAAGTAACTTAGTTTACGGAACAGATTTGCAATCTGACACTGATAACATCGAGGCATGGTATTCTCAAGATGACAGAGTTTACAAAGTTTTCGGCGCATTTAGAGCAGGTGTGGCAGTTAAGTTCATCGACCACGTAGTACAATATACAAATAATCCATAATTAATAACTTAAGGGGCGCAAGCCCCTTTTAAAATAATATAAAACATGCCTTGTAATATAATAGAAGGAATAACATTAGACTGCAGGCAAGGAGCTGGCGGTATAAAAAAACTTTACCTTACGGAATTTTCAAATGTGAGTTCAATCACCTCATCAAGTGGTCAAGTGAGTGCTATAACAATGGCAGCAGGAAAGAAATTCTGGACTGTTGAGGTTGAATTGGAAGATGCACAATTTGATGAAAATGCAACTGTATCAATTGAGAATGGGACAACTTTTTACGAACAAACATTAACTTTTTCTGTATTCAAAATGACAGCGAAGAATAGAAATATTGTTCGTTTGCTTACTCAAAATAGATTAATGGTTATTGTTCAAGATGCTGACGATGTATATCATTTAGCTGGTGAAACAAGGGCTATGCACTTAACAGCTGGCACTTCTTCAACAGGTAAAGCAAGTGGCGATAAAAATGGCTATGCAATTACATTAACGGGAAAAGAACCATTACCATCAAACAAGGTTAATTCAGGCGTTATCTCAGGCTTGCTTTAATATATCTCGATTTGTTTTGTTATAAAGGGCTGCTATTTGCAGCCTTTTGTATTTTTGCAATAGTAAATAAAATAGGTACTTAATGTTATGCAGATAATTCAAAAAGGGCAAAATAATTTTCTTATTTTCACGTTAACTGAAAAAGTTACTTTGAACAACCCTTACTATTTATTCAGCTTTAAACATCAAGTAGAATTGAATCCTACTAATTTTATTTGTGCTGATATTAGCGGCTTTCCAACTAGGTACAATAAATTTTTAATCACTGAAACAACTGGCACAACTAACTTAACAAGCGGCGTTGTATCTTTGCCCGAAACAGGTTTTTATGAATACGCTATTTATGAGCAAACAAGTTTTTCAAATCTTGAAATAGCGCAAACGACAAGCCTTTTAGAGATAGGAATGGTAAAAGTAGAAGGAACAAAGCCTGTTTATAACGAATATGATGCAGAGCCTAAAACATACAAAACATATGGAGAATAAAAATTTATACGAAGTAATTAACCTAAAACTGCAAGCTCACAAAACGCCTGTTTTTAAAGAGGAGAAGAGTAAAGAATGGGTTATATACGGTGCAGAAAAAGAGGGTGGTTACTACAATAATTATCCAGCTTATTTACTATATTTATACAATAGAAGCTCTAAGCACAATGCTTTCATAAATGGCAAAGTCCTTTATATTTGTGGATCAGGCATAGGCTTTGATAGTGAAGGCTTAACGCTGCAAGACATAGCATTAGCAAATGATTTCTTAAATAAAGAGAATACAAACTTTGACACTTTAAAAGATGTTCTAAAAAAATGCGTTCTTGATAAAAAATTATTCGGCGGATATTACTTAGAGATAATTTGGAATAAAGCAGGTACATCATTTGAATTACTACATTTTCCTTATAACAACCTTAGAAAAGCAAAAGATGCCGATGGTTATTGGTATTCTAAAGACTGGTCAAAGTTAAAACAAACGCCTGATGACACAGACCTAGAATATATACCTTTGTTTAACCCCGAGAAACCAAGCGCAAGACAAATATTTGTAAGCAAAGAATATAGACCAGATTTAGATGTTTATCCTTTGCCAGACTACGTGGCAAGTGCTGTATATGCCGAGGTGGATGTTGAGCTGTCTAATTACCGATTGAACGCCATTAAAAGCGGTTTTAATTCAGGGACTATTTTAAACTTTGCAAATGGGAGACCTACAGATGAGGAAAAGGAAATAATAGAAGACAAGCTAAAAGAAAAATTTACAGGCACTGATAGGGCTAACTCTTTACTCATTAATTTTTCAATGAATAAAGATAGTGCCCCAACTATTGAACATTTAACACCTCAAAATGTAGACGAACAACTTAATGGGTTAAATGACCAAGTTATTCAAGAATTAATTATAGGTCATCACATTCCTAACCCAATGTTGGTAGGTATTAAAACAGCTGGAGAATTAGGAACAAAAGACCAAATAAATGATTCCTACGAGTTATACAAAAACACTTACATAATTCCTAATCAAAGGGAAATCGAAAGAGACTTTAACTACCTATTAAAGTTAAGAGGTTTTGCGAATCGTATTTATTTAAAAGAATTAGAACCGTTGGAAGAACAATTACCTATTGAACAAAAGATAGCAGTAATGACAAAAAACGAAGTCCGTGAAATGTATGGCTTACCACCAATAGAGGAAGAAATAAAGCCAGTAGTTTCAAGTGCTATTCATAGGTTTGATGAACATATTTGTGAGCATTCATTTAATTCAGCAAGCGAAGTTGACGAAGTTATTGAAGTGTTTAAAATGTTTGGCGAAGATATTTCTAATTATGAGATAGTGGATAAACGTTTTATGTTTGGTGCTATAAATGAAAATGAAGCCTTTAGACGAGAGATAAATAATTTTAGCTTTGATATATTAGAGGCTGAAACAAAAGTGATTTACAGAGATGTTATTGAGTTATTACGTAAAGATTCGTTGATGCCAAATGATGTAATTGCAAAGACATTGAGAGTAAAGCGGGAAAGAGTTGATGCTGTTATTGAAAGACTTGTAAAAGATGGGGCTATTGAAGTAAAAGAAACAAGAACGGGCGGTGAGTTAAAAGAGATACGAGTGCCAACAAAAGATGCCATAGACATAACGAAAGAGTTGGGTAGTAAAGTAGAAGACATCAAGATAATGTACACTTATGAAAAAAGACCTCATTTAAAAGATGAGTTATTGCCTACAAGTCGGGAATTTTGTGTTAAGTTAATCAATGCAAATAAAATGTATAGCAGAGCACAAATAGAGCAAATAAGTAAAATAGTTGGGTGGGATGTTTGGCGTTTTAGAGGCGGTTACTGGACACAGAAAGGCGGAGATATAACAACACCTTATTGTAGGCACATTTGGGTTCAAAACGTTGTTAAACTTAAAAAATAATCATTATGGCAACCGTATTACTACTAACAGCAACATACGTAAAGGACTACACATTTATAGACCAAAACGTTGATGAAAAATATATTCGCATAGCTATAGAGGAGGCTCAAAAGATACACGTTAGAAATTACATAGGCTCTGGATTGTATGACGAAATAATAAGCCAAGTAAACACAAATAGTTTGACAGCTTTAAACACTACATTGCTTGACTCTTATATTATTCCTGCGCTTAAATGGTGGTCATTAATTGAAGTTGCTCCTTTTTTAACTTACAAAATAACTAACAAAAACATAGTAAGAAAAAATAGCGAAGGCAGTTCAAGCATTGATTATTCAGAATTTGACCAATTTATGAATCTCGTTACTGATAAAGCGCAATATCACTCACAAAGGCTAATTGATTACTTGCTGCAAAATGCGAGTGCCTACCCTTTATATGATAATCCTGGTAGTGGTTTTGATACTATCGAGCCACGTGGCTACTCTTATGACTGCGGAATATTTTTAAATAATAGAAGAAAATATACAAGCTATGAAGAAAAATTTGAAAAAAGAAGGCGCTACTAAAAAGGGCGGTTATAAGCTATTTCAAAAGATTGAAATATTAAAAAAATATTTAAATGATAACGCTCAACCAAGTAATAAAGAACCTAAACAACATCGCTAACGCTCACTACCAAATCAATTCTTTTGGTAACGGTGCGGTTGTTGAATTTGCAACGAGCGGGACAACTAACTACCCTGCAATGTGGGTTGATTATGAGCCTTCGCAGGTTCAAGGCAATGCTTATTTACATGTGTTGCGTATATACATAGCTGACCGTTTAATAAAGGGAAAAAAAAATGAACTAGAGTTATTTTCTGATATCCAACAGATATGTTTAGATGTTATTTCGCAAATAAGCAGCAACATATATGGATGGAAACTACTTAGTGATAACATAACATTGAACCCTTTTAGCGAGCCAAGGTTTGACGATGAAGATGCTGGTTATTACTTTGATGTTACTTTAAGAATACCTTTTACTTATGACACATGCCAAATACCTTTTGACTCAACGATTACAAACGTAGGTACAACTAACTTAGTAACAATAATAGACCAAAACGGCAACACAATAACTACATTAAAAGGTGGTGAAGTTTATCAGGTTTTGGTAGTTAGTACAATAGATGGGGGAGCCAGTGATACAATTTATAGCAATCAAATAGTA